ATCAATTCCTCATCGCTGTCGCCGATGAAAAAATCCTCAGCGATATCGCTCTCAACAATGCTAGGCAACTTGCTATTCAGATAGGCCACGATATTATCCATGATCTCGATCATTCTTTACCTTCCGCTATCTTGCGCCATTTTTCTAAGTTCACTGACTTTGCCCACTCAAACCATTTGCCACGCGCGTTAGGATTCTTATCTTTCGAGAAATGATATTCAGGATGGTAGTACAGTCTCGACGCATATGGCGTTGCCCATACTACCAGCCCAGTACCAGGCCGCGAATTTATCACTGCCGATTTCTGTAGATAACCCTCACGATACGGACAATAATAGTTTGAGTCGGCAATCACCTGCTGGTCTAGCGCAAATTGTGCCAATTTAAGCATATCAAGTCGTTTCCCTACGGCCGCTTTTGTATCAAATTCGACCTTAGACACAATTCACCTCCCAGTGGTGTAGTCTCTTAGAATCGTAAAACGGCGTTGCATTTCTCACCGTTAAAACGATATCCCCAAACGTGATCCTGCTTTTCGCTACAAACGTTTTACCTTTTGGACTGGAATTTCTTGAATCATAAATGATAGTAAACCTATCGTTTTTTGCATCACCGAGCGATGACAACGCATACTGGTATACTGGCTCAACCCTAACATTACAGATAGTTTCAGCCTTAGCGTACGTAGGTTTTGAATTTACAGTCCCAGTATACTCTTCATAGCTAATTGTGTGAGGCAACAACCGCCTCGGTATAGCTACCATCTAATCCTCGCAACTCTCGTCAATAGACCAGCCGCATATAGATACTCAGTCGCACGCGGCGCAAGCGTTCTGTGTTTATTCTGCGGCGCCGAGAAGCTCCCTAGACTGCCACCGCTTTCGACATTGTTGTATGTCTCTCCATTGACAACATAGTATTCAATCTGAGCAGCGACAGCCCTTTTCACCAACTCTTTGCGCCAGTCCTCTAGCTCATCAAACACAAATCCGTCGCAGGCATTATCGATGTCATCACTCGCACGCATCTCAAGCCTCGCGAAGTCTGTGCCAGCGTCTTGGCCTAAGTAAACGTTCTTATAAAAAGCAAGATCAATATAGCTCATTTATCAACCTTCTTTTTAGCCTCAGGTTTCTCCTTTTCTTCTTGAGGAAGTAGGTTCCCGTCTTTATCGCATCGGCCGAGGAGTTCATACCCCTCAGCCTCCGCCTCTTTCACCCATTTACTAGCCCTTATGAGGCTAATGTTTCTTTTCCGTAATAGGTAAAGTTCCATCTTTAGCCTCAAGTCTGGATATCACCAGCAGCAAGCGTATGGTCATTAAACTTGACTACGTGATTCACAGCATCAAGTTCAAAACTCAATATATGCTGTGCAGCAGTACAACTGGCAATATCTGCACCAGCAGTATATGTAGTAGCGCCAGTTACCACATCGTTAAACTTATAGCTTCCAGCACCTGCTTGTTTGATATATGCAAGATGATTTCCTGTCGCAGGAATACCAGTTCCAACAGTGAATTTTGTAGCTCCTGAAGCAGTTCCTTTTGCAAACGTAGGCGCAAGATCAGGCGCATCAATCGCGGTATAGTTCGCCAAAATTCCATCAAACGAGTTATCGAGGATCCATAGGTCGTGGAATCTACGATAGAAAATCGACCAGCCGCTATAAGTCTGGTTGGCCTCAGGGTTGATAATCTTCATCTCGTCAAGCTTTGTGATAGCAAGCGGAGCGGCTTTTACCAATATAATCCAGTTCAACTGCATCGCTAATGCATTTTTGCTATACCCAGCAGTAGCATCAAAGTCAAACAATGACTGCATTCTCGCGCTCGGTACTTCAATCAAAGGTATAGTGCCATCCAGCATTTTGACTTTAGTATTGATATTCCCGCTCGCGAAGTTCTGATCGCCGACAATAGTATACTTAGAAATTTCAGTGCTTTTCGCGAGTTCTTTAGCCGCTTTACCTGAAATGCAAACTACAAGAGGAATACCACTGCCAATTTTATCCTGGATATCAGCGATCTCATCCATCAAGGTCGAATATATATTAGTATTCGCTGGAGTATATGCCTTTGTTTTGAGTTTCCGATTCGCTAACTGGAATATTTTCGAATATCGATACGAATCTACCTCTGGAATAACCCATTCCTTTTGGAATTGCTGCATAGCTGCGGCGGCATTCACCACGAATGCAGTTTCATCCATATCCATGCGGTCAATGTTGAATTTCTTCGCACGATCTTGAGTTAGCTCGAAAGTTTCATAGGCAACATCTATCGCACCAGCCGCAGGATAACCTGTAGACCTATCATAATTACCAAGACCTACAAGTGTTCGTTTAGGCACTTTTACATATTTACCGCCAGAATAGACAATGCCAACAGCATTGCCTTCCATCCACGCAGTAGTGGCCTCTCGAATAAATTGCTCGTCGAGTCGAGTTTGAAACAAGGAAGCATATTCCATATCAGTTTACCTCGGGCGTATTCTCGCCCAACAAAAAAATGTTCTCAGCATACGCCAAGAATTTTTTTCGTGAACGGGCGACCCCGACCCTGGCTTAAACAGTCCCAGTCCGACTGACCCCTGTTTTGCAGGCAGGTAAACTGACCGCAGTTTTTACGGCGCTGCTATTCCGACCGCAACCTTTACGGCGCTGCTATTCCGTTTGCTGTCAAAAGCAAAATACTTTTTTCTAT